ATTGATCTACCAACTAAACCTCTATCATCTGCAGACGATGAGGAGGGTGAAATATCACTATGTACTTTATCAGCTATAAACTGGGGACTAATAAATGAGCCAAAAGAATTCCAAAAATATTGCAATCTCGCAGTTAGGTCGCTCGATTCACTTCTCGATTACCAAGACTATCCGGTCGCGGCAGCGTATCGAAGCACTATGGAGAGGCGTCCTTTGGGCGTGGGGATTATTAACTTGGCATACTTTTTGGCTAAAAGAGGACTTAAATATGATCAAAACTCGCTTAACACAATTGATGAATATGCTGAAGCATGGAGTTACTACCTTATTCAAGCTAGTGTGGAACTTGCTGAAGAGCGTGGCTCGTGCGGTAAAAGCATTGATACCAAATATCATCAAGGTTTATTTCCAAAAGATACTTACAAAACGGAAGTAAATGAACTGGTGAAACACAAAGAACGTATGCCATGGAAGTCACTTAAAAGTAAAGTGTTAGAACATGGCATACGTAACTCTACTCTGATGGCTTTGATGCCAGCTGAAACTTCAGCTCAGATATCTAATTCAACTAATGGTATTGAACCACCTCGTGCTTTGGTATCATATAAACAATCTAAAGATGGTGTAATGGCTCAGGTTGTTCCTGGTTATCACCACTTAAAGAATAAATATGATTTGTTATGGGATCAACCTAATCCATCGGGTTATCTCCAAATCATGGCTGTATTACAGAAGTATATAGATCAAGGTATTTCAGTTAATACATCTTATAATCCTGAAAACTTTGAAGACAATAAAGTACCTATGTCTCAAATGATTACGGATCTAGTAACATTTTACAAATATGGTGGAAAGCAATTATATTATAACAACACATATGATGGATCAGGTGAAATGACAGATGCTCATGTAGATCTACCAAGCGAATTCGAAGACGACGAAAATTGCGACAGCTGTGTTATTTAGAGAGGAAAACAAATGTCAGTATTTAAGCAAAAAACTAAATCCCATATAGAGTCGCAAATGTTCTTTGATGAATCAGTAGACGTTGCACGATATGATATGTTAAAATATCCAGCACTTGATAAGATTACAGATAAGATGCTAGGATTCTTTTGGCGTCCAGAAGAAGTGGATGTATCTAAAGACCGCAGTGACTTTGCAAATCTTACAGTACATGAAAAGCATATCTTTACATCAAACCTTAAACGTCAAATCCTATTAGATTCTGTACAAGGTCGTGGTCCAACTGAAACATTAATGCCTATTGCATCTCTTCCAGAAATCGAGCCATTAGTACAAACATGGGCTTTTATGGAAACAATTCATAGCCGTTCATATACTCATATTATTCGTAATGTATATCCTAATCCATCTGTTGTATTTGATAAGATGTTGGATATTAATGAAATTGCTGATTGTGCAAAAGATATTTCTAAGTACTATGATGACTGTATTGAGTATTGTAAATGGTGGTCTTTACTTGGTGAAGGCATTCATACTGTAAATGGTAATAAGTTTCAGATTGATAAATTAGAAATGAAACGTAAACTATGGATGGCACTTAATTCAATTAATGTATTAGAAGGTGTAAGGTTCTATGTATCCTTTGCTTGTTCTTGGGCATTTGCTGAGCTTAAACGTATGGAAGGTAATGCTAAGATTATTAAGTTTATTGCAAGGGATGAGAATACTCACCTAGCAGCAAGTCAAACTATTCTTAAGACTTTACCTAAAGAAGATCCTGACTTTGCAGCAATTAAAGAGGAAATGGAACCTCAAGTAACTCAAATGTTTATTGATGCCGTAGATCAAGAAAAAGTGTGGGCTGACTATTTGTTTAAAGATGGTTCTATGATTGGCCTTAATGCTAACTTGTTATATAGCTATATCGAATGGATTGCAGCCAAACGTATGAAAGCACTTGGTATTGTTTCGCCATATTCCACACCACAAGCAAACCCATTGCCATGGACAGAAAAATGGATTGCTGGCGGAAATGTACAAGTTGCACCTCAGGAAACTGAAATCAGTTCATATGTTATTGGTGGCATGAAACAAGATATGGATAATGAAATACTAAAAGGAATGAGCCTATAATGAAAATAGAATTAATTACTAGACATGAGCCACCATGTGTCTATTGTGAAAGTGCAAAAGGATTCTTAGAAAATCGAAAGCACGAATATAAGGAAACAGTTGTTGGTCGAGATATTACAAGAGAGCAACTAATGGAACGGTTTCCTACTGCAAGAACTTTTCCTGTTGTAGTAATTGATGATAGTCCAATTGGAGGGTTTCAACAACTCAAAGATTATTTCCTATCAGCTGCTGTTTCAGGGATGTCACTATGAACGAATGTTGGTCTTGTAAAGCTAAATTCAAAGTTAAGTTTGATGATGAAGATCAAACAATAGCATTCTGCCCTGCCTGTGGAGAAGAAATGTTTGAAGAGATAAATATATCTGAAGGACATTTTATAGTTGATGACACAGGCGAAGAAGAGTGGGAATGAATTGGTACTATAAAGACGTAGAATACACTGAAACACCAGAAGAATATCATGGCTTTGTATATGTCATAACTGAACTAGATACAGGAAAGATGTATGTTGGAAAGAAATTCTTTTGGAAACCTAAAACACTTCCAATTACTAAGACCAGAAAGCGACGAGTTAAGACGCGTACTGAAAGCGATTGGAAGACTTATTATGGTTCTTCTAAAGAAGTACAAACACTAGTTGAAGAAAAAGGGTCAGACAACTATAGACGAGATATATTACACCTATGTAAGACTAAAGGTGAATGCTCATATTTAGAAGCTAAAGAACAGTTTGATCGTGGAGTTTTGTTACACGATGGATATTATAATGAATTTATAGGCTGTAAAATACATTCTAAGCATATTAGGGGTTTACATTCAATGAAAACTGTGTTATAATAATAGTATTATGAAAAATGATGGTAGTAATATAATTCCCTTCCCAGTGAAGGACAAGTTCTCGGTTGAAGAGTATGACCTAGAAACCACTCATCATATCTTTAATATTGTAAGTGATGAGCTAGAAGAACTAGGATATGATATAGACAATATGCATAGTGACATAGCTGTCTTAGCTAATCTTTTATATGCTTCTTTTCAACGGGAACATAAGCATAGTGAACATATCTTTCACTTTGTTTTAGATGAGTGTAGTGTAATGATACAAGCTGCAAAAGATTATATGAATGAGTTGCAGCTTAAGCAAGATAATGAACTAAATGATGGAGAACCCTCGAATGATAATAATCGACTATAACGCAATTGCAATAGCTGGTGTAGTAACACAAAAAACCCAAGTAGACGAAAATATGATTCGTCACATGATTCTTAACACTATTCGAATGTACAACAAAAGATTCCGTAAAGAATATGGTAATGTTGTTATTGCGTGTGATCATTCATCTTGGCGCCGAGAAGTATTCCCTCAATATAAAGCATCTCGTAGAAAAGGTCGTCAAGAGTCTTCTATGGATTGGAACGAAATCTTTCGTATTATTAATCAAGTACGAGAAGAAATTCGTGACAATATGCCATACAAAGTTATACATGTAGAGCGTTGCGAAGCTGATGATATTGTCGGTACTCTAGTTTATGAAACCCAAGAGTTTGGTAAGAATGAACCTGTTATGATTATCTCAGCAGATAAAGATTTTATTCAGCTGCATAAGTTTAATAACGTTCGTCAATATAGTCCTATGCAAAAGAAATTCGTACAGCATGAAAATCCACGACTGTATGCTTTAGAGCATGTACTTAAAGGTGATAGTGGTGATGGTGTACCTAATGTACTAAGTCAAGATGATTGCTTTGTTGAAGGTATTCGTCAAACACCAGTTACTCAAAAGAAAATTGATGCTATTCTAGCTGACCTTGATGAAGGTGAGTTACTATATGCAGCTTCTTGGTACCGTAACTATCAACGTAATGACACTCTTATTAATCTTGCAAATACACCACAAGAACTTAAGACTGAAATTATAAATAAGTTTGAAATACCAGCTCAACGTGGGCCAGGTAAAGTACTAAACTATTTCGTAGCAAATAGGTGTAAAATGTTAATTGAATGTATTGAGGATTTTAATAATGGCTAATAATATTGTTCCAACAAAAATGACTATCCATCAGGTCTTAGAATTGATGGCTGAAGCTCCAACAAAAATTGATAAAGCAAAAGTACTTAAAGCTCATGAAAGTGTGGCTCTTAAAAGTATTTTACGTGGAGCTTTTGATGACTCACTTGAGTTTAATCTTCCAAAGGGTAAACCACCATATGAAGCAGCTAGGGAAAGAGACTCTCGTCCTGCTACTACACATCAGTCGGTAAAACGACTTACTTACTTTATTAAAGGTGGTCAAGGTGATCAAATCATGGCACCTAAACGAGAACGTATGTTTATCTCTATATTAGAGACAATCATGGAAGAAGATGCCGAATTGTTTATCGCAATGAAAGATAAAAAGATGGCTGGTCTATACAAAGGTTTATCAAAAAAACTAGTTCAAGATACATGGCCGAGTTTAATTAAAGAATAAATAGAATTATGAATGACAAAGTAATTACATCATCTAGTGCTTATGGCGGTTCTCGTCATAAGCTTTTTTTAACTTTAGCATAGGAGCAGCACTATTTCTTCACCAACATCTCACCGTAGGAGAAAAGATTTGCAAGGATCACAGATCGAAAGACTTAAACGAGATTCTAAAGAACTAAAACACTACATTAAGAAACAGGAGAAAAAAGGGGATAGTAACCTAGTCTACAAACTTAGAGCTAAATACGAATACTTGAACTCTAAGATAACAGAAGTTGAATTGGATATTGCAGTTTAATCCTTTACATTCAGTAAAAACTGTGTTATAATATACTTACATTATGAGGAATTGATTATGAATATATTCGTACTTGACAAAGACCCAGTATTGGCTGCACAACTACAGTGTGACAAACATGTGGTTAAGATGATCGTGGAATCAGCACAAATGCTGAGTACTGCACATAGAATGCTTGATGGCAAAATAGTAATGAAACCTTCAAAGTCGGGTAAGCGTATTATTAAGTATTACGACTTGTATGAGGGTGCTGACGATCTAGAAGCCGAGATGCTATACTATTCTGCTGTACACCACGGTCATCCATGCACTAAATGGACAATGGAATCATCTGAAAATTACAAATGGCACCATCAGCATTTTGTTGCATTATGCGACGAATATACATATCGTTATGGAAAAATACATAAAACAGACAGGCTCTTACGTGGTCCACTATGGGCACTTCCTAGAAATATTGAAAAAGGTTCTATTACGCCATTTGCATTGGCTATGAAAAACTTTCCTGATTGCATATATCCAAACGATCCTGTCAAATCATATAAATTATATTATCATACTAAAAAAGAAAAGTTTCAAATGATATGGACAAAACGAGAAATACCGGAGTGGTTTGATGCAACATGAGCGCTACTATGATTATATGTTACGAAGGATGAGAGAGGAAGACGAAAAGTGTAGGGCTAAGTTACCTATGTCTCCTTGGGAAGCTACTCGTAAAATTAAAGAACTTGAACAACGAATTAAGGAATTAGAAAATGCCAACGTACACGTTTCGCAACAAGAAGACCGGTGAAGAATTTGATCACTTTGTTAAAATGGATGACAAAGAACAATATATGAAAGATAATAATCTTGAGTCTGTAATTACTGGTCTTAATATGTTACATAATGCTGGTTCTAAAATTCCAGTAGACGATGGGTTCAGAGAAGTTCAAGATAAGATTGCTCAAACACACAAAGCACATAATATGAATAGACATTAAAATGGCTGCAAAAACACTGAAACTACGATTAGAAGACATGATGGAAGTAGATCCACTTACTCCTAATCAACGAAAAGCTTATGAGGCATACGAAGATGGTAACTCACTCGTACTCGCTGGATCCGCAGGAACTGGCAAAACATTTATGGCGTTATCCCTGGCTCTTGAGGATGCACTTGACAAAGAAATGCAATATGACAAAGTAGTCATTATTCGTTCTATCGTGCCCACAAGAGATATTGGTTTTTTACCAGGTGATGAAGAAGAAAAGAAGGATGCATATACTGGTCCTTATAGGTCTATATGTGCTGAATTATTTAATGATGCCGATGCATGGATGAAACTTAAAAATGCTGGCACAATCAATTTCATGTCCACGTCCTTTATACGTGGCTTGACTATCTCTAATGCTATTGTAGTATTAGATGAAATGCAAAACCTTACATTTCATGAACTTGACTCTATTATTACTCGTGTAGGTGATAATTGTAGGTTCATTATGTGTGGTGATTACTACCAATCAGATTTTCAGAAAGAGGGAGATAAAGCTGGAATACTTAAATTTCTTTCTATCATAGAACAGCTTCGCGCATTTGAAACTGTGGAGTTTGGATGGGAAGACATTGTACGATCTGATTTCGTACGAGACTATATAATGACCAAGGAAATGTTGCAAATTAAATAAAGGATAAAAAAATGGCTAAGTATCATAGGTGGAACCCAGATAATAAAAAAGCCGGACGTAAAAAGGTTAGATCAAAACTTGGATTGACTAGCCGATTACATAATATTATTAATAAAGATGAAAAACAAAATGAAAAAATTCGAACACTTAAATATAGACTTGGGCTATGAGGATCTTTCTGCTGACACTACTGATAGTGGAAGAGTTTATTCTACCCCCGACGGTAAGTATCCTTCAATTACTACCGTTTTAAGTATACTATCTGAAGATGGTATTAGGGCTTGGCGTAAACGAGTAGGTGAAGATGAAGCTAATAAGATTAGCCGAGTAGCTGCAACTCGTGGCACTAATGTTCATGCTATTATTGAGAAATACTTAAACAATGAAAAGGATTATGCTGATGGATATTTACCAAACATCGTTGGAAACTTTAAAGATGTCCAACCTATTCTTGATAGTAAGATCGGCAAGATCTGTGCTCAAGAAGTTCCTTTATATTCTAATCACTTACGGGTCGCTGGCAGAGTGGATTGTGTGGGCGAGTATGATGGTACTCTTTCTATTATAGATTTTAAGACATCTCGTAAATTAAAGAAAAAGGAGTGGATTGATGGCTACTTCATACAAGCTGCAGCTTATGCAATTATGTATGAAGAACGAACTGGTACACCGATAACACAATTAGTAATTCTAATTGCAGTCGACAACGAATCACCACAAGTCTTTATTGAACACAGAGACAATTGGACTAAGAAACTTTTGGAGACTATTAAAGAGTATGAAACGCGAAAGCTCTTTGGCCGATAGAGCAAAACGGTCACTCGATATTTGCTGTCAAACACTATGTGATAGGGAATTAGTTGAGGAATATATTAAGCAGCTTGAAGTTGAGGTTGCTCACTTAAGACAAGACAACGCCAATCTAGAGGCTAAGAATAAGGTCATTAAGGACTACTAAATAAAATAAATGAAAAAAAAGTGAATTAATTTCAACTTTTTAACTAACGTTATCAATGGCTTAGAAAAAAAACTGTTAAGCCATTGTTTTCGTTAGTTTTTTTTATGCACTTTTTCCTTTACATTTACTGAAAAGTATGTTATAATCTATATATAAAATGATAAAAGGAAGGAAACCAAAATCATGAAAAACTTAAAAGCACTAATCAAATCTTATAAAAACGAAGCTAAATCAGATTGGGCCATTGAAGAAGATATGTCTGATATGTACCTTGAAGATGCTAACGATGCTGAAGTTATATACAACTTCACTACTGAAAGCAATGGCGTTAATATTCCTACAGCTGCTCAGTACCTCAATCGTTTAGATACAATCGTTCGTGAAGCTATTTGTGTGGCCATTGCCGAAGATAAAGGTAATGACTTTTTAGTAGAAAACTTTGGATGGAGTACAATATAATGAAAGGTACTATTCGAATCGGACTGTCTATCTTATTTTTAATTCTAGCTGTTGGAGCTATTGATGGCCCAACTGGTCATGAAAACGACAATTGGTTACTTTGCTTTACTATGATGTTTACTGGTATTGCAATGGGTATCTGGGGAATCAAAGGAGC